GATGATGACGATGACGCATTATCATACTTTGCTAAATTAGCAGAAAGTTAATGAAAATCAAGCCTCTTAAACATTGTCGATTATCCCAGATGAAGTTTTTCTACTGGGATCCGAAAGATGATCCAAGAGAGCCTGAATATTGGGAAGACTCACCTTCGGGTGGGTCTTTTTTTATGTTTACTTAATCTACTAAACGTGTATTTTCTGTTTTAATTAGTTTCTTAGAGATATATTGAGAGTTTCTATCATATCTCATGATTCTTCTAAAGTCTTCTAGGAATTGTCCTAGATAACTTACCTTTAACATTCTTATTGATCTTTTCTCATCATTAACTCGTGTTTCATATTGCCAGTTACTTAAAGCAACTGCAATATCATTTATTAATGATGGTCCACCTAAAGTGTCTTGAGTAAGTGTAATAGTTTCTAATTCACGTATAGATCTCCAAGTAACTGGAGGATCGTTAACACCTCTGTACTGTTTTCCTGGACCGTCTATTGTAAAATTACTATCTACTTCTATACCTTTTGGTAATATTAGGCGGTTATGTTGGTCTCTAACTTCTGTAGTTTCATAATGATGAAGGTCATTTAGTGAGTCTCCATATTTACCTAAAGTATATTCGTAGAGATCTTGGTTGTTGAGTGGCCATTGATTTCTAATATTAGTAATACCAGCACTCAATATAACAACCCAATCTAAACCAGGATCACCATAAACTTCTTCTGCTATTGTATCAGGTCTATCTCCGTCATGAATTTGATATCTATTGAACAGTATGGCTTTATCACTTATATGATCTAGTATTTTTGTATGACGAAATATATTTTTTATTATTACATATTCTCTTGAAGATGTTTTATTAATTAGTGGTGATTGGTATGCTACATTAGGTAGTTCTCTAAAATATGCCATTAGTATCCTACTCCTGGTCCTGCTTCTGATGAATCATAATCTTCGGCATATATTGGGTTGATTTCTTTAAATACCATTCTTACTTGAATATTAACGGGAGTAGAATCACCGTAGGTAGAATATGTACCTGCTCCAGTATAATTAACATTTAATTGTGATAAAGCACATGGTTTAAATGAATTTAAAAATGGATGGTCTTTGCCACGTCTCATATATCTTAATAAGAATAGATCAGGTGCTTGTAAAAAGAATTTTCCTTTTTTATCCAAAGTATCTGATCCAGAACCTTTTCTAGGAGCCATTGATCTTTTTAATGCTCTAATTATATTTTTAACTGTCTCTCCTTCTTTCCTACTTCTTGGTGAAAAGGTTACATCAAATGGAAAGGATCTTAATGCTGCTCCTTGAAATAATAATTCTAGATTTGAGTTTAATACTTGTCCTGTTGATCTGGATAGGACTGATCTAAAACTAACATTGGAACCTAGTTGGTTTATAGCAGCACCTGCGAAGGCAGCTTGTAAATTTTCTTTAGCTCCTGCCGATATTGGTAGTGACAGAAGATTATTCATATTTTGTGATATTTTGTTGGCATATCCAACAGCATCACCTACATTTTCAAATGCTTTAATTGCTGCTTTACCAACCGCTAATCCTGCTAGTTCAAAAACATTCATAGTATCATCACCCCAAATACAAGCATTACTATCATTTACTTGTTGGGGTATTGGTAATTCAATATAATAATTTATTTTATTCAGATCTTTTCTTTTTGGATCGGTTATTCTATCAGTATAGTCTTCATTTCTGATAGACCAACCAGTACCTTTAAAATCTCCTTCTTTTTCACCTTTTATTAAGGATTCAGCACCTTCTATTCCAACACCCTCACCTTCACCAGGAGCTCTATACTCTATTGATTTTATTAATAAAAAATCATCAGTTTCTTTTACGTCTCTTTTTATTGGATATACGTATACTGGAGTTTTTTTAGTTAAAGTTTTTTCTGGTTCTTTTAGGTTATTGTTTTTTGATTCAACGAGATCACCAATCTCTTTACTATCGTTTGAAGTATCTTCGGCTATGGATGCTACCATTTATCGACCTTATTTTATTATTATCAGCTATTTATACGAAATCTTGCAAAAGGTATACCGTCAAGGTCAGTTAACTCAGAATGTGTTATTTCATATAGACCACCTATTATTTCATTCCATGTATATTGCCTTACAGTATTCCAATGAAAGTTGATTCCACGAAACCCCCATTCAAAAACGTCAGTAACTGCTACCATTGGATGTTGATCATATCTTATGTTAGGAGTTTTTGCTTTATATAAGAATACATAATATTTTCCTTCCGATGGTGTTTTACTACCTTCTGTTAATGATTCTATTATAGACATCATTAAGTCATCAGGATGTTCAGTACCAATCAAATCATTAAGTATATGTGAGATTCTATTTCGACTTGCTCTTGCTTTTGCAAGTTTTTCTTTTTGACTGGTGATGAAAGATGCCATTATTTTATTCCAAGTTCTCTTTCAGTAACTACTTTAAATTCCCATTGTCTATCGGCACAAAATTCTTTTGCCATTTTCCATTTTGCTTGATTTTTGGCATATTCATATGCCTCTCTAATATATCCTTTAGTTTGCCTTTTTGGTTTCTTTGGGGGAAGGGTTTGTTTTAATGGTTTTACTTCAATAATATATTTTCTTATTTTTCCATCTGTTTCTTTTATTTTTGTATAGAAATCTGGAAAGTATCTATGAATCTTATTATCAACTGGAGATATGTATGGTATTATAATTTCTTCACTACTCCATTCTAGTATATTAGCATTTTTATCACACCAATTCATGTATTTTCTTTCCCATAATGATCTAAAGGTTATTGTTGTTGGATCTCCTTTATACTTATGAGGAAATTTTGGATAATATTTTCCTTTATAAGACATCTAAATAGAATATAATAATAAGACTATTTAGAGTGCCAGCACCAATACCAAAAAAGATTTCTCAAATCTTACCGACATTTCAAAATGTCTCACAGTCATCCACTTACTTGGTGAAATTTGCTTTACCACCACATACTAATAATGATGGATATTCATTAGGTCATCATCTTAGAAGGAAGGGAGTTGATTTTAGATTTATGGGTGATAAAATAGGTTTGCTTTGTAGTAGTGCTGCATTACCAGGAAGTGCTCTTGCTTCTGTTGATGTTGTTGGTAATTATCAAGGTGTTGTTGAAAGATTTGCTCACACTAGAAATTTTACTCAAATAACTTTAGAATTTTATGTTGATAATTTATATAAATCTTTAAAATTTTTAGAGCATTGGATGGAATATATTTCTGGTGCTAATCCAGAAGATGTTAATAGCACTGAGAGTTATCATTATAAGATGAGATATCCAGAACTTTATAAATCTAATGAAACTAGGATAGTTAAATTTGAGAAGAATTATAGACAATTTTTAGAATATAAATTTATTGGATTATTTCCATTATCGTTAAATTCAACAAGAGTTGCTTATCAAAATTCTCAAGTTCTAAAAGCAACTTGTAGTTTTAGTTATGATCGTTATATTTGCGGAGAATCTACTACAGCAGCAGTAGATAAAGGAGTTGATCTTGAAAAATCAAATGTATATAATGACAGACCATATACTTTCCCTGATGTTATAAAGTCTCAACTTGGTGGTGATACTTATTTAATTAATACTCCAACAGGTAAAGTTGATGTTAATGATGCTACTGCTGCTGGATTAAAACAGTTTGATAATTTTAAAGTGGATGGGTCATTAGGTGGATGGAGTGATGTTCCTATGTCTACAAGACAAACTGCTTAAAACAACTTCATATATACCCTATAAATATAATTACTGAATTGCAATTATTATGCCTTTACCAAAGATTTCGACACCGACATATGAGTTGGTTATACCTTCAACAAAAAAGAAAGTTAAGTATAGACCATTTTTAGTTAAAGAAGAGAAAGTTCTTATATTAGCAATGGAAAGTCAAGATACTAAAGCAATTGCTAATGCGGTAAAGGATGTTATTACTGCTTGTATCACAACAAGAGGGGTTAAAGTAGATAAACTTTCTACTTTTGATATTGAATATCTATTTCTTAATATTAGAGGAAAATCTGTTGGTGAAGAAGTTGAAGTTATGGTAACTTGTCCTGATGATGGAGAAACAAAGGTTCCAGCAACTATTAGTTTGGATGAGATACAAGTTCAAATAAGTGAAGATCATACTCCAGATATTGATCTGGATGGGATTCATACTTTACGGATGAAATATCCTTCTATGAATGAGTTCATAAAAACTAATTTTGCTACCACATCTGAAGATATAAGTGTTGATGATACTTTTTCTTTAATAGCTTCTTGTGTAGATCAAGTTTATTCTGAAGAGGAATCTTGGGCAGCATCTGATTGTACTAAGAAGGAATTATCTGATTTTATTGGATCTTTAAATACAAAACAATTTAAAGATATTGAAAGATTTTTTGAAACTATGCCTAAATTATCTCATATAGTTAAGGTTGTTAATCCTAATACTAAAAAGGAAAATGAAGTTGTATTAGAGGGGCTACAGAGTTTTTTCAGGTAAGTATGGCACATGAAGATCTTGCGTCATACTATAAAATAAATTTTGCCTTAATGCAGCATCATAAATATAGCTTGACAGAGTTAGAAAATATGATTCCGTGGGAAAGAGAAATTTATCTTTCACTCTTACAGCAATATATTGAAGAAGAAAATTTAAAGCAGCAACAAAATGGCTGAGATAGCATCACCAATATCAGGAGGAATACAAGCAGTTAGGAGAACAGTGTCTTCTAGTATTTTTACTGGAGCTGGTGTTGTACAAGGTTCAGTAGATAATTCTCAGCAAATTGCTAATAGTAGATTATTAACTCAGAATTCCTTACAACTTTCAGTAGTTACTAATCGGTTAGGTGGTATTGCTAGTCAAGTATCCACATTAAATAATTCATTACAAGTTTTAACAGATAATTTAGCAATACAGGGAGCATTAGATAGACAAAGAGAACAAGCTCGTTTAGCAAGAGAAGCAACTTTAGCAGAACAGGGTCTTAGAGAAGGTAAGGAAAACGCAATTGAAAATAAGATAAGAAATGCTTTATTATCACCAGTTGAAAGAATTGGTAGAAAACTACAAGGTATTTTAGGTAGAGTAACTGGATTTTTAGGACAACTATTTCTTGGTTTTTTAACTAGTAGTTTTATTACTACTATGAATTCAATAGTCAATCGTAATTTTGGTGATTTAAGAAGTACTTTAAGAAATACGGCTAAGATTCTTCTTGCTGTTGGTGGGATAGTATTAATATCTAAATTTGGTGTAGGTGGTATAATTGGTGGACTTTTTAGATTTGGTAGAAATTTAAAGTATCTTAATTTAAAAGTACTATTAACTAGTCCATTTATATGGTTAAAAAATATAGCATTGAATGCTTTAAAACTTGTAAAGAAGGTATTACCTTGGATTGTACTGGGAGCACCTGGACCATGGGATAGTGATGATACTAATGAACCACCACAAACTACAGGTGATAGTGATAGTGATGGTGGGGTTTCGGGTGACGGGCAGAAAGGTGACGTTCAACCTGGAATGATGACTGATATAACCAATCAGGATTTGTTGACAGAAATTGAACGTAAGAGACCAAAGAGAGATGATTATGTTGATGGTAGTGAAGGTGATACAAAATTTGAAAAAGATTTAGAATCTTTTAAAAATACATATGATGATAAGATAAGAGATCTTACATCATCTCAATCTATAGCATCATTTCCAGAATTTGATCCTACTAATGCATTTTCAAATGCTGAAAATGCTATTGTTAGGATAGGTAAAGATCTTTATAGATTAAATGATCAGTATGAAATTGAAGGAAAATATGAACCATTTAAACCACCAGCAACAATTACCGCAAAAGATAAGAAACAGGAGACTATTACTCCGATTAATAAAAGAGAGGGAGTTGATAAAAATATTGGTGATTCAGATGTGTCTGGAGTTAATATTAATGTTGTTCCTATACAAGTTGAAGATCAGGAACAAACTGCTGATGGTTCAAGAGTAAATGCACCTGCCATTGATTGGCCTGTTATAAAAGCAACAAATAGTTTTAATACTTATGTTTGGGCTGCTTATCAACAGTTTAATGTTTTACCAGTAACAGTATCATAATATGGCAATACAAAGTATAAAACTGAATAGAAAATCTTTTATTAGAAATTCTGTTAGTATACAGGGTATAAAAAATTCTATTGGAGATCTTTCTAGTGCTTTACAAAAGTCTAATACTTTTGCAAGAAATCTAGCAAAAGAATCTTATGAAACTGCTAAATTTAAGTCTACTTTAATCGGTCAAGATCAAAAATATTTTAGAAGAAGACAGGAGAATTTTAGACGAAAGCAAAGAGAAGATCTTATTGAAGCATCTACAGTTGGTGGAACTGTTAAAAAAACTGGGAGTATTATTAATAATAGTAGTAGAGGATTTTTGGGAAGAATTCTAGATGCTCTTGGTATTATTTTAGTTGGTTGGTCTGTTACTAATTTTGATAAAATTATTAAGCACGGTGAAGTCTTTATTAGAACAATTATTAGAACTATAGGTGCAATTGATAGATTGTTGGATGGAATTCTGGATGTTGTTGAAGACTTTACTACGATGTTAACTAGTACTAATAATACGTTAAGTACTCAGGCTCAGACTCTTGAAGAGGAAAAACGGGAGATGAGAAATGCTGTAGATTTTGTTGATAAGGAATTTCTCGAAGCTGAAAAAACTATAGTGAGTGATGTTCTAGGATATGATGATCCTGATCAAATGGGTTTTGGTGATATTAAAAAAGAATATTTAAGACCTCCTGGTGCTGGTGGTGGTGATAGTAGTGGTGGTGATGATAATAAAGATATTAAGGGTGGTACGGATAAAGATGTTAATATTGATAATTTCTTTGGAGATCATATTGATTCTTCAGAATATACAAAGAGAGATGATGGAGTTGAAATAGATTCTTCTAATGTTAGTGATGGTGCTGCGACATTAACTATCCAATATGATGATGGTGTAAATGCTGTGTTTACACGTCTTGGTGGTGGAAATTTTAATTTGGATATTACATATCCTGATGGGCAAGAAGAACAGAAAAAAATTAAAGTTCCATCTTTTAATAAGGGTGGATTAGTTACTGGATATGGTAATGAAGATACAATACCTGCTTTATTAACTCCTGGAGAATTTGTAATAACTGCTGAAACGGTTGATAAATTGGGAAGTGAATTTCTTACAGCGTTAAACTCTATATCAGAGTCTAATATTATTCCAGAAATGACTAAGAAATTATCAGTTTCGGATAATGGTGAGGTTATGTATAAATTTGTGGAAGTTGTGAATGAGACTGTGACACAAATGCAATTTGAGATTCCGAAAATGAAGGAAGAAATGTCTGAAAATTTAAATTCTTTTGGTAATATTGAAAAAACTATTATGGTTCCTATACCAAAAATCAATTCTGATACTGGTTCAGTTACTATTGAAAATAAAGAAATTGATTTACCTCCACCTATGAAGGTAAATATTATGAAAGTACTTTCAGATTTAGAACTATCTTACACCTAATGGCAGCAATAGATCCCTCACAATACGAAAAGATATTATTAGAATCATCTGATACAGAAAAAGTCATTGATATAAAGGCTGGTTGTATTGGTATTGAATATTTTGAAGATATTTTTTCACCAACTATTACAGTTAAAATTCAATTTGTTAATACTGGTGGTCAAATTAAAGGACCAGATGGAGTAATGAATTCTGTTTATAATGGTTTACCATTGAGAGGTGGTGAAAGAGTTAGTTTAAAAATTAGTGGGAATACTGATAAGAATCCAGGATTAGATTTTCATACTGATGAGAAAACATATTTTTATGTTTCCAATGTTACTAATGTTCTTAGATCAAAAAAACAAGAAAGTTTTGTTCTTCATTTATGTTCTAAGGAAGTTTTAACTAATGAGACTTCTAGAATAGGTAAGAAGTTTATTGGACAACCAATATCTGATTCGGTAAAATCTATATTTGATTATTTACAGACTGAGAAACCTAAGGATATTGAAGGAACTTCTGGAAAGTATGGATTTATTAGTAATATGAGGAAACCATTCACTCTAATTACTTGGTTAGCATCAAAAGCTGTTCCTGCAGAGGGAGGTCCTGATGGAAGTACAACTGCTGGATTTTTATTTTTTGAAACACAGAAGGGATATAAATTTAGATCTGTTGATGGGTTAATAGGTGAGGAGCATTATCCGAATGAGTATACTTTCAGTGAAGTATCTCAGGCAAAGATGGATGATTATAAGATTTTAGAATATACTATTACTGAGAATCAAGATTTAATATCAAAATTAAAGCGTGGTGCTTTCTGTACTACTAGGATGTTTTTTGATCCCTTAAAACATACTTATGCTCCACAGGGAGAAAAAGCAGAATTTAAAATGAAAGATTATGCTGGTAAATTAAATCCTTTTTTATTAGGAGAGGATATTCATGAATTACCAAAAATAAATGATAAGGATGATAGAGATTTGGGTGATATTCCAAGTAGACAAATAACTGCTGTTCTAGATATAGGAACTATGGATGAAAAGGTGGATAAAGCAACAAATGCTAATCCTATGGAAGTTCAATCACAGTCTTTGATGAGATATAATTTACTTATGACTCAGACTATAACTATGCTTGTCCCATCTAATACTGAATTAGAAGCTGGTGGTATTATTAAATGCGTATTTCCGACAATAAATAGAACAAAATCAAAAGCTGGAGAGATCGATCAACAACAAAGTGGTAGATATATGATTAAATCATTATGTCATCATTTTAGTACTGTTGGGTCTTTCACCTCATTAGAACTTATAAAGGATACTAGTGGTGGTAGTGAAGTTGGTGCACCAGGAGAACTTAAATGATAGAACAAAGTGTTTTAAGAACTAATTTTGTAGGAAGGGATGGATTCCGATGGTGGTTAGGTCAAATAGCCCCAGAGGATGCTCAAGCAGACCAGTTGAATATGACTGGATGGGGAAATAGAGTTAAAGTTCGTATTATGGGATATCATCCCACTAGTGTTGAAGAATTACCAAATAGTGATCTTCCTTGGGCACAAGTTTTATTGGGTAGTTGTGATGGATCTGGTAAGGCAAATAGAGCAACTAGTTTAAAATTATCACCAGGTGATGATGTAGTTGGATTCTTTTTGGATGGTGATGAAGCACAATTACCAGTTGTAATGGGTGTGTTCGGAACTACTCTAGATCAAGATGAGTTGATTAAGACTCTTGGTGGTGAATATAAAAATCCATTTGTTCCATTTACTGGGTTTACTACTAAGATTAAAAATGATGGTGCTTATATTGTAAATAGAGAATCTAATGAGATGAATACTAAGTCTCAAGTTTCTCCACAACATATTCCTCAGAGTTTGTTGAAGCAACTTCCTGAAGATGCTAGATCAGCATTTAATGGTATTGGTGATACTGTTGTTGCCGCTACTACTGAGAGGGGGTCTACTGTAAATAAGATCAGTGGTGAAGTTGGTAATATGGTGAGTAAGATACAAGGGATGTCAGATAATATTTCTGGTGCTATCGGTGATGTATCTGGTAAAATTTCAAAAACTATTGATGGTGTAACTAGTAAAATTAAAGGATTGTCTAAAGGAATAGTCAATTTTATGACTAACAATCTTTATAAAAATGGAATGTTGCCTATTCTAAAGAATGGAGTAGATATTTTATATAAGAATGTTTATGGTGCAGTTTTGGCTGCCACTAAGAAAACTGATAGAGCAAAGAAGGCTGGAGCAGCAGCACAAAAGGCAATGATAGGTCCTGTTAAACTGCTTCAAGATGCTTTACCTTGTATAGCAAGTAAAATAATGGGTACTATTGGAGGTGCTATTAAATCATTACTTACTTCTATAGCAGATAATATTAGTAACTTTGTTACTTGTATTGGTGAACAGTTTATTGGTGGATTATTTAATCATATAATAGGAGGTATTACTGGATTTTTAGGACCATTGATGGGTGGTGTTGGTAAGATTTTAGGTCTTGCTGGTGGATTTGATATAGGTGGATTCCTTAGGTCAAAGGCGGCAGGATTACAAGGAATATTAGATGCTATAAGTTGTAGTTCAAAAGAACCTTCTTTTAATGCTAAAACTGGTGAATGGACTATTGGGAAAGGTCCTAAAAGTATTGTTTCAGTTTCTGTAGATGCTATTGTTGCCGTTGCTAATGCTGCTGATAAAATTACAGAATCTGTTGTTGGTGGTATTCAAGAAATAAGTGTTGCTTCTGGATCTTTAGGAATGTTTGATTTTTTAAATCCAAGTGTAACAAATCCTGGATTTAAAAGTGGACTTGGTGAATGTTATGCAGGACCTCCTTTAAATTGTGCTGGAATAAAAGTAAATATTTTTGGTGGTGGTGGAACACAGGCACTTGGTAAAGCTATAATTGGGTCTATTGTTGGTGAAGGTGCTGAAGCAGTAGGAAGTCTTATTGGAATTGATTTAGTAAGTGGAGGATCTGGTTATACGACACCTCCATTTGTTGAAATAACTGATAATTGTAATAAGGGATTTGGTGCTGTTGCTAGAGCAGTAATTGATTATGATGAAAATTCTCCTACTTATCAGCAAGTAGTCGATATATATGTTGTGTCTGATGGTGAAGGTTATCCAGTTTCTGAGGAACCAGTTCCACATACTATAGATCATGTAGTTATAGTTAATCCTGGACTTGATTATACTGATGATGATACTATTACTGATGGTGATGGTAACATATATGATAAGTATCTTGATGATTCTGGTAGAATATTAAAAGTTATTAGTCCAAATAGTGCTTTAACGTCTGCTAGTGAAGTAAAAGATTTGCCAGAACTCACTATTAATTCTAAAACTGGATATGGTGCTATATTGAAACCTCAACTGAAACCAAGACCAACATATCAAGGTGAAGTTAAGCAAGTAATTGATTGTATTAGTTGAAATAAATAATAGAATAGGAAGTTAAAGCATGGCAGAAAGACCCACAAATTGGCAACAAAGGCAATATTTATCATTTGGTCCACATTTTAGGATAGAAACTGCTAATCCTAATTTGGGATTAAATGGTTCTATTGTTTATGATCTATTTGCTCAAACTGCTACGGGTGATAAAAGTATTGTTGGTATGTCTAATGGTGGAATGTACCACATTTATAATGATCAATGTATTGAAATAGTTGGTGGACAAGAAGATGAGACTGGTGGAGTTAATGTTAATATTGTTAGTAAATCTGGTGACATTTGGATTACAGCACAACAGAACGGTGAAGTTAAGATTAGAGCTAAAAAAATAGTAATTGATGCTGATGAGGATCTTGATCTAGTTGCTGGTAATGATATTACCCTTAGTGCTGGAAATAGAATACTTCTTAAATCAAATGTGGCAGATTGTGATGCTTTACGTGGCAATCTAGCCCCAAGGGATGTGAGTGCTTTAGGTATTGTTTTTAAAGATAGTAAAGTTAAAGATGCTATTCCATTCGGAGGGTCAATAGGATGAGTCCTAGTTTACCAGATTCTGGAAGATTTCCAGGAAATCCAGAATATAATGCCGAAGGTAAAAATTCTAGGGCGAATGTAACTGAGTTTAATGAAGATGTTTATGTATATGGAACACTGTATGCTGATGTATTTGGTTCTGCGTTAAGTGTTGATAATTTAGAAAATTTAACGGTTGGTAATCTTACTGTAACTGGTATTGCCACATTTAAAGATGATGTTTTTATTGAAGCTGAATTATATTCAGAATATTTAACAGTAAAGCAGAGATTAAATGTAGGTGTTGGTGGTAGTGTATTTACTGCTATATCATCAGAGAAGTATGAAGATGACGGTCAAATACCAGGCCGAGTAGGTATTGGAACCTCGCAACCTGACGGTAGATTCCAAGTTAGTGTTGGTGGAGAGGGTCTTGATGCAAAAATGCCGATTGATCCACTTTATTCTGCTCTTATTATTACTGATGAAGGTGGTATTGGTATTGGAACAACACAACCTGACGGTAAGTTCCAGATAGGTGATGAGTGTCTAACAGTTACTGAAGAATGTAGAGTTGGTATAGGTACTACGCTTCCTGATGGTAAATTCCAGGTTGGTGTAAGAGAACAATCATTTATTTTAGCACAAGATCCTAATTCAGGAGTCACTTCAGTAGGTATTGGAACAACACAACCATTTCAACGTCTACAAGTTGGTGAAAAGGATGATTCTTTTGTTGTAACAGAAACAGGTATTGTTGGTATTGGTAGTACAGATCCTGGTAATATACCTGGATATAATGTACAAACTGATGGTCCAATAAAACTTGATGTAGAAGGAACAGTTAAGATTGATAGGAATATCATTGACTCTGCTGATTCGCCAGGTATTAATGGATATTATTTGAATCAGGATGAGAATGGTATTCGTTGGATACAGGCATCTCCTATAGAATTAGATGGTATGTATGCCCAAGATGAGGGTGTTTACTTACCTACAAATGGAACTGCTCAATTATTTACTGTATTTAATTACACTCAAATTAATAGTCAGGGTCAAGGTACAGATAATTTACTTCCAATACCTAATGTAGCAAATCCAACAATGATCTGTGATGTACAGACACAGGATTTGTGGGGATATCAGGGAACTGGGCAGAATGCTTCTATCTTTAGGATGACTAAAGTTGGAATTCAAAATAATAATCCAACTTCTACTTTAGATATTACAGGAACAGTACATGCTACTGGATCAGTTGATTTTGATAGTACATTAAATGTTGATGGAGATACCACTTTAAATGCCACACTAGATGTTGATGGAGATACCACTTTAAATGCCACTCTAGATGTAGATGGAGATACCACTTTAAATGCTACTTTAGATGTAGATGGTAAGACAACTCTTAATGATGAGTTGGATGTTGATGGTAAAACAACATTTAATGATACAACAGATGCATCAAGTCCTACAAGTGCTTCTGTTCAAATGGATGGTGGTTTAGGTGTTGTTAAAAAAGTACATATTGGTGGAAAGGTAACAGTTGAGGATACGTCACAATCTACAGATAAGGATAATGGATCTATAGTCACTGAAGGTGGTGTTGGTATTGAGAAGAATTTAAATGTAGGTCAAAATACAAAACTTATTGGTACTTTAGAGTTAGAGAACTTTTTAATTGACAAACTTAACGATACTGGACATTCTGTTGGTAGAATAAAAAATGATTATAGATTGTCATCATATCAAGATGGTGTAAAATGGAGACCATCTGGAGTAGAAACTACTAATATTTACTGGGTAACTAGGGATGGTGATGATGGTAATACTGGATTATTGGAGGGAGATGCTAAAGCAACTATAGGTGCTGCAGCAGCAGTCGCACAACCAGGAGATACTATTAAAGTTCGTTCTGGTGTTTATGTTGAGAATAATCCTGTTGGATTACAAAGAGATGTTACTATAACTGGGGAAGATCTTAGATTGGTTAGTATAGTACCTTCTAATCCCAATAAAGATGTTCTTCATGTTAGACGTGGAACTACAGTTGAAAATTTAAGCTTTAAAGGTTCAAATGGTGTATTAACAGATCATACTAGTTGTGGTGCTGTTGCTTTTCCACCAACACAAGAAGATATTAATACTGGAGAATTTTTCGGAGCAGTAACTGGATATATTGCTCTTGGACCAGCAGATGAAGGTCCAACAGGAAGATGGAAATCTCCATACGTTAGAAACTGTACTAACTTTATGACAGGTAGTATTGGTATGAAGATTAATGGACATCATGTAGATGCTTCATATACAGGAACCAATGATCTAGGACAAGATCTTAAGAGTATGGTTTGTGATTCCTTTACACAATATAATGAGGCTGGTATTGGTGTTTCTATATCACATAATGGATACGCTCAGTTAGTTTCTATCTTTACTATTGGGTGTCATATAGGAATAGGATGTACATCTGGTGGTCAGTGTGATTTAACAAACTCTAACTCATCATTTGGTAATTTTGGATTAGTTGCTGATGGTGTTGGTGCTATTGAATTTGATGGAACGACAAAAGTTGGTGTTGGTGGTGAATCTGATAGTGTTATTCTTGAAAATTGTCAAGATTTTAATCCTGTTAATCTTGGTGGAAGAAGATATAGAACTCCATTTGATGGGCAAGGAGCATATTTCCATTTAGATTTGACTAAATTCCAAGATGTTTTACCTACTTTTACTGGAACTGTAACCCAACCTTTACAGTTTATTAGAAATATAAGAGTTACTGATGGGGGTAATCCTGGTGATTATGCTGCTTCTGCTCCACCAATTATTACTGCTTCTCTACCTCAAGGTCCAGAAGCAATTTTTGCTGAATTTTCTCCTAATGTAAGTGCTGCTGGCACGATCACTTCTATTGATATTGTTGCTAGTGGTAGAAACTTTTTACCAGTGAATAATGATTCTTCCACTAGAGATGATACTAAGGAACAAGAATGTATAATTAGTATTTCTGGTGGTGGATCAGCAGTTGCTGTAGCAGATATGGATCCGATATTGTTTACGGTAGATGAGGCGACAGAAGCTTGGACTAGTGGACCACATGCTGGATTGACCACAGTTACATTTAATCAATTTATACCTTATGCTGTTTCAGCTTCAACTAAGATGGAGTTGGTTAGATTAAGTAGGATTATTACCAGTTCACATTCATTTGAATACATAGGTGCAGGTGTAGATATAAATACAGCTAACCCGTTCCAAGCAGGAGTTCCAGTACCTGAAAATGAAGTTGTTGCTATTAATGGAGGTCAATGTCCATTTACTAGCACGGATCAAAAAGGTAATTTTAGAATTGGTGATGGTTTGACAATTGATCAAACTACGTCTACAATAAGAGGAAGGGATTTCAACCGAGCAATACAAGCACAATTAACACCACTGATATTAGCATTGAAATAAATGGCAATAGCACCAGTAAATAAGTTTATTAATATTTCTGTACCTGTAGTACCAGGAGTGCAAAAATTATATGAAGTTCCTACAGGAACTACTTCATTACTTCTTTATGCACAGGTTGCTAATGTGGGTGTCAATACATATCCAACAGTTACTTTTTGGCAGAAGAGAACTCAAAGAAGTACTAATAATGATAGAGATATACGGACAATAAGAGATGTAGAAATACCACCAAATGATGCTGTAATATTAGTTGATGGTAGAATGGTATTGGAGAAAACTCCATTAGTTGTTGATAGCCTTTGTATTAGTGGTGTTACTGAAAAAGTTGGTATTATTACGGGTGTTTATTATGATGAACCTACAGGAATAGCAACTGTAATGTGCTTGAAAAAGCATCAGATGGATAGAGGTGATGGCATTGCTATGGGTGGCATTTATTTTGATTGTGGCACTAAGTTTACTCCTGGTAATAATACATCATATAATCCTACTACTGGTCTTCTTGTATTAGATTTAGGCACTCATTCACTACAAGTTGGTGATACTCTGATAATTTCTGATTATGCAATGCAGTTTACATGTACTCAGGGTAGTGGTACTCATGCTTATCCAAGACCAACAGATCCTGTTAGTGGTAAGTCATTAACAATCTCCGCAGTTACAGCAACTACTGCTACTGTACAAGTTCTTGATACCGTTCCTTCTACAAATACTACTACTCATACATTTGTACCTGATAGTGGAATTACTGATTCTGTTCTCAATAATGCTTATAGTGGAATTACTACAAATATATTTCCAAATCCACAGCAAGGATATCAAATAGAATCTATTGTTGATAATGTTGGAACATCTAAGACATTTACAGCATATCTTGGTGGAGGTGGTGGAAATAAACATGTTTATAAGCCTTCAATTCATACATTTAAACGTGCTTTACCTAAAGCTCTTGAGGTTGTTGACAGTAATGGTGAGTTAGATCAATTAAAACTTACTCCTACTACAGGAACTACTTATAATCCGAGTACTGGTATTTTAGATGTAACTACTACTGCTCTTCATGGTATGAGTACTGGTGATAGAGTTAAGTTTGCTGCTGGTGCTTTTGTTTTTACCTGTGATGAGGATAGTCAGGCTACTACTCATGCTTATCCAAGACCAACTGATCCAGCATATGATAAATGGTTAGAAGTAATTAGTACTCCATCAACTACTAGATTTACAGTTCAGGTATTAGGAACTACACCTTCTACTAATGTAACTGCTCATTATTATTCATCTGGTGGTAATTTAAGTATAACTAGAGGTGGAAGGCAGTTTGATGTTACTATGTCAACTTATAATCCAGTTAGTGGTGAAATTACATTCACAATTGGTCCAAATAGTTTAGCAAACAATGATAAAATTAAAATTACTGAAGAATCTATCATATATTCATGTACTATGGATTATAATTTGACTGAACATGCTTATCCTAGATCTACTGATCCTGCAGGAGGAGATGCTACATTAACAATGGCAATTTCTGAAGTTAATAATGGTATAAGGTGTAATGTTGGATCTACTTTAGCTGGTGGATTTGTAGGACCTTTACAGATGGAACTACAAGCAAGTATTCTTGAAAATAGTAATGTATAATTATGCCAAGGTATCTTAGTGGTAGAGTAAAAAAGGATCCTCCTGAGAAGATTGATCCTAATAGGTATAATTATCTAAGTCTTCAACAGGCAGAACCAACTTTAGGTGATCCTCTTAATAGTGATCCTGTTCCTTCTGGAACTCAGTATCAGTTAGTTGCTGTTCCTGGTAATCCTGGTAAAAGGTATTGGGTTCCTACTGGTGGAGGATTAATTCCTGGTGCTATTAGTGTATATGATGAAGGAACTATAGTAGGTAGTGCTAATAGTATTACTCAACTTAATTTTGAAGGTGCTGCTGTAACTGCTGTTGTAGATGTTCAGAATCCTTCTGGACATCCTGGCATTGCTGCCACCATGACAATTATTCCAACTACGATTGGTGAAGATCCACCACCTGAACCAAGACATGGTGAATTGTGGTGGGAAAGTGATACTGGAGATCTATTCATATATTTTGTTGATGAAGATGGAACTGGTGTATGGGCAACTGCTAACTCAGGTGGTGGTAATGTAAATCCAGGACCTCCTGGTAATCCTGGTCCTCCTGGACAAACTGGATTGACAGGATCTCCTGGACCTTCTGGACCTCCTGGACCTGCTTCTACAGAACCTGGACCTCCTGGTCCTGCTGGTCCTCCATCAGTTACACCTGGTCCTGTTGGACCTCCTGGAACTGTAGGTCCACCTGGTACTGTTGGACCTCCTGGTACTCAAGCAGGTCCACCTGGAACTGTAGGTCCACCTGGAACTGTAGGTCCTCCTGGTAATGCTGGTCCTCCTGGTGCTGGACCTCCTGGTACTGTAGGTCCTCCAGGATCTATTGGACCTCCTGGTACAGAACCTGGTCCTCCTGGTCCTCCTGGACCTAGTGGTCCTCCTGGTACAGAACTTGGTCCTCCTGGTACAATAGGACCTCCTGGTAATCAAGGACCTCCTGGTCCTGCTGGTACAGAACCTGGACCTCCTGGAACTGTAGGTCCTCCTGGTAATCAAGGACCTCCTGGTCCTGCTGGTACAGAACCTGGACCTCCTGGAACTGTAGGTCCTCCTGGTAATGCTGGTCCTCCTGGACCTGCTGGTACAGAACCTGGACCTCCTGGTGGACCTGGTCCTAGTGGTCCTCCTGGACCTGCTACACCTGGACCTCCTGGTACAATTGGTCCTCCTGGTACTATAGGTCCTCCTGGTAGTAGTCCTGCTGGACCTCCTGGACCTTCTGGACCTCCTGGTGGTCCTGGTACTATAGGACCTCCTGGTAGTAGTCCTGCTGGACCTCCTGGACCTCCTGGTGATCCTGGTACTGTAGGTCCTCCTGGAGCTGGTGGTCCTCCTGGTAGTAGTCCTGCTGGACCTCCTGGACCTCCTGGTGATCCTGGTACTGTAGGTCCTCCTGGTGGCGGTGGTGATCCTGGTCCTCCTGGTAATCCTGGTACTGTAGGTCCTCCTGGTGGCGGTGGTGATCCTGGTCCTCCTGGAACTGGTGGTCCTCCTGGAACTGGTGGTCCTCCTGGAAATAGTGGTCCTCCTGGAAATAGTGGTCCTCCTGGAAATAGTGGTCCTCCTGGTGGCGGTGGTAATCCTGGTCCTCCTGGTGGAGCTGGTGATCCTGGTCCTCCTGGAACTGGTGGTCCTCCTGGAAATAGTGGTCCTCCTGGAAATAGTGGTCCTCCTGGATCTGGTGGTCCTCCTGGTGGATCTGGTCCTCCTGGTGGCGGTGGTCCTCCTGGACCTCCTGGTCCTCCTGGATCTGGTACTAATTTTGTTAGGGTATCAGCTGTTTATGGAGCAGCTAATGGAAGCTTTAGCGTTCACTCAAATACTCAAACTATCATAGCAGCACTGGTTGGTGCTGGTGGCGGTGGTGGAAACGCTTTTTCATTTTATGATGATGACGATCCTGCTACCACTGGTTATGGTGGTGGTGGTGGATCAGGTGGTGTAAAATTCTATTACAGTACCAGTTTTTCATCTAGCATTTCCTATTCTGTAGGTACTGGTGGTTCAGTTGGTAGTAATTGTGATGACAGTGCATCTAATGGTAATGCTGGTACTGCTACTGGATTTGGTGGAGTAACTGCTGGTGGCGGTGGCGGTGGACAAGGTGTAGGTCAAAGTGGTAATGGTGCTGGTGGTGCTGGTGGTTCTGGTGATCTACCTGGTGCTACTGGAGGTATCAGTGGTTCCAATACTCAAAGAGTTGCTCCTTTCTGGGGTAGATGGGGTATGGGTGGAGCTGGTGCAATTGGTGAAATAACTGGTGATGATGGTGGATGTGGCGGTAATCAACAACCAGGCGAAGATGGTGCTATAATAGTTTTAGAGTTGGGCTAAAACTATTATGAAACTTATAAGAAATCCACTTAATGAAGCGGAGATGGTAGAAATTGTCAAACATCTTAAACCTACTTGTGAACATATTAAATCATTTGCTATGTGGGGTAATGATATTAAACGAAATATTGTAGAAGTGCCTGAATGGAAAGATCATATAAGTCACGATAAATTTTTAGAACTTAGTAGTAGAAAACGAATAGTAGATACTAATGAAAGTAAAAATATGTTTAAAGCTGATCAAGCAGGAATGGCAAATAATGTTAATAAAATTAAGGATATATTAAAAACCAAATATAAAGTTAATGTTGATCTGAGAGGTACTTTCTATTATCCACCAACAGGATTTATGGGGTGGCATACCAATTTCAATTCTCCTGGTGAAAGATTTTATGTAACTTGGGCAAGTGAAGATAATAAATCATTCTTTAGGTATTATGATGATGAAAAGGATGAGATTATTACTGATTATGATGATAAAGGTTTAACTGTAAGACAATTCACAATACCCACAGAAAAACCTTATTTTTGGCATTGTGTTGGTAGCGAATGTGATAGATTTAGTTTTGGTTTTTTAGTTCATAGTGATATAACATTAGATTTTAAAATTTATCAAAAAATACTTAGTAAGGTTGGGGATAGGGATATATCTGATTATATTAATGAATTAGTTGATGAGAAATTTAATTAGTATATTTGGTGGACATGATGCTAATATTACATTTTTTAATGGACAGTATCATATCATTGAGATTGAAAGATTATTAAAGAAAAGATATACTGGACTTTATACTGTTGATGTAAATTTAAAAGATGAAGAGATTATCGAAATACTTCAAGAGTGTCAAGACATTGCCACTAAATTCTGGGGTATAGAGAATGATTATGAATGTGTTCTAATCAATAGTCAGTGGAAGAAACCTAGATCATTAATTGAAAATGTTTTTAAGTCTGATAAGTATCTAACACTTACTAATCA